TATCACTTGTAAGTTCTTGGAAAGCATATCCTAATAAGATTATTAAACTTTCTAATATTAATGAACTGTATGAGAACTATTCAATCAGAGCAAATGTAACAAACAAAAATAAAGAAACTATTTTTGTGTATGATACGGTTTTCTATTCACCAAAATCTGGTACTGAATATAAATTAGAAACACGTGTAGACCCTAATGCTGGATTGTTTGAGGGTCCAATTCATAATGGACCAAGTATTACTGATGCAACATATGGTAAGTTTGGTGTTGCGCTTAGCCCAACATTGATGAGAAAATTAAAATTAGTAGAAGGGGATGTGGTATATATCAAGTATATTAAGATATAAATAAAGAAAAAGATAAATATTGATGTATTTATAGGTATATAATTTAACACTATGGAAAAGTTAAACAGAGCAGTTGATCAATTCTTAGAACCCAAAATGACAAGAACGGTATCAAATGATAAAATGGAAAGAGAAGAATGTGATTTACAAACTGGAGAATGTTATGTAATCAGATCCAAAGACGGAATCGTTGAAAGAATTAATAAAAAATACATTACCGAAGACGGTAGACAATTATTACAAGACTAATACTATGTTAGAACAAAAACTTATACAGGAAGTAAACAGATTTAGAGAAATCAACAGAAATGCTGCTAAGCATTATCTAATTAATGAGCAAGCTGAACCTGCACCACTACCACCTGCACCTGCAGGAGATATGCCACCTGCACCTGCAGGAGATATGCCACCAGTAGATGCACCAGGAATGGACGCACCAGCAGCACCATTACCAGACAGCCCAGAAATGAGTGAAACTGAAGAAGTTGATGTTACAGATTTAGTTAATATGACTAAAAACATCAAGAATGAATTAGAAAGTTCTAAAATGGAACATGACGGTGTAATTCAAAAAATGGATACCGTGTTTAGTAAACTAGATGATCTAGAATCTAAATTAGGTAATATGGATGCGATTTTAACTAAAATTGATCAGTTGGGTTCAAAAGTTGAAGGTATGAAGCCACCAACCCCAGAAGAAAAATTAGAAATGCGCTCATTGGATTCATATCCTTTTAGCCAGAAACCCCAAGAGTTTTTTACCCATAAACAAGAAGAAATGAGAGCTAGTGGTAAAAATGAATACGTTTTAACAAAAAATGAAGTTGAAAACTATTCAAAAGAGCATTTAGTGAAGAGCTTTAATCCATATCAAGATGAACAACAACCTGAGTTCTAATGTAAACTTTTTTTTAAGTTTACAGCTACAATTTAAAATATTACATTGGCAAACCAAAGGTTATGCTAGACATATTGCTTTTGGTGAAATTTATAGTACCTTAGGTGGTCTTATTGACGAATATGTTGAAGTTTGTATGGGGAAACATGGTAGATTTACTTTAGATAACTCTACCGACACCATTCAAATGAAGAATCTTACAGATCTTAATATTGTTGAATTTCTACAAGCCGCTAAAAACGGACTTATAGGATTAAGTGGGGAATTGTCAAAAGAAAAAGATACCGACCTTTTAAACCTTAGAGATGAAATGTTAGGTTCAATCAACAAATTAGCATATCTATTGACCCTAGAGTAACTTTTTACATACTTTTTAAAATTATTTTTAGCCCAGATTTTGTAATCTGGGTTTTTTTATTTATATTTTACTATTGTCAATTTAAAACAAAAATTATGAGCACAGTAGACGCAGTACTTGCACAGTACGAAAAAAACAAGCAATCCGCAAGCGGAAACGGTAACAAAGTATCGAGCGAAGACAGATTAAAAAAGTATTTTACAACGGTTTTACCGAAAGGTTCTAGAGGAGAAGAACGTAGAATTCGAATCCTACCTACAGCTGACGGCACAACACCGTTTAAAGAGGCTTATTTCCATGAAATCCAAGTAGATGGTAAATGGGTAAAGCTTTTTGATCCAAAACAAGAAGGTAAGCGTTCTCCATTGAATGAAGTATATCAGGTATTGATGAATACCGGTGTTGAGGCGGACAAAGAATACGCCCGTCAATATCGTTCTAAGAAGTTCTATATTGTTAAAGTTATTGATCGTGATAACGAACAAGATGGTCCTAAATTCTGGAGATTTAAGCACAACGGAAAGCAAGATGGTATCTTAGATAAGATTTTCCCTCTTTTCCAAAAGAAAGGTGACATCACCGATCTACAAACTGGTAGAGATTTGACATTATTCCTAAGCTTGACAAAATCAGGTAATGGTAAGGAATATACAACAATCAATTCAATTATTCCTGAAGACCCGTCTCCACTTCATACAGATGATTCTGTAGCAAAAGGTTGGGTTAATGATGAGTTATCTTGGTCAGATGTATACTCTAAGAAGCCAGAAGAATATCTAGAAATGGTTGCGAAAGGAGAAACACCAATTTGGGATTCTGAGAACAAAAAATGGTCCTCAGGTGCTAGTGGTGAAGAAGTGATTGTAGGTAAAGCACAAACAGTTGCTGCACCGATTGAAGATCCTCAAGAAGACGAAGAAGCAGACGAAAATCTGCCGTTCTAATCCAATGGGCTGGAGATAACGTCAAAAGCCCACTTTTTTAAAAAATTATTAATATGGCTATAAAGAAACAAAATTTCTCAATTTCACAACTTGCTTCGAAATATTCAAGCAAGACAACATATAAACCAGACCGTTTCTTGGATTTGGGTGATGCTTTTCTAGATGCTACTGGATTACCAGGTCCTGCACTAGGACACATCAATATGTTTTTAGGTCACTCAGATACGGGTAAAACAACAGCTTTACTTGGTGCAGCAGCTGATGCTATTAAAAAAGGTATGCTACCAATTTTTATTATCACAGAACAAAAATTTGATTTTGACCATGCTTCTATTATGGGTATTCCCGTAACAAAGGATATTGACCATTCAACTGGAGAAATCACATATTCAGGAGATTTCATTTTTAAAAATGATTTCGAGTACATTGAACAAATCACTGATTTTATCAATGAAATGCTTGATTTACAAGAAAAAGGTGAGTTACCGTATGATTTACTATTCCTTTGGGATTCTGTTGGTTCTGTACCATGTAAAATGACTTGGGAAGGTAAAGGCGGTAAGCAACACAATGCTTCTGTATTATCAGACAAGATCGGTATGGGAATTAACCAAAGAATATCTGGTTCAAGAAGAGCAGATAAAGATCACACAAACACTTTGATTATTGTTAATCAGCCTTGGGTTGAATTACCAGATAATCCATTTGGTCAACCTAAAATCAAAGCGAAAGGTGGTGAATCTATTTGGTTAAATTCAACATTAGTATTCAGATTTGGTAACGAAAAGAATGCTGGAACAACAAAAATTTCTATCACAAAGAATAAAAGAACTGTTACTATCGCAACAAGAAGTAAGATTACAGTTATGAAGAACCACGTTAATGGTATTCAATTTGGTGATGGTAAGATTATGGTAACACCTCATGGATTTATGAGAGCAAAAGAAGCAGCAGAAGAGAAAAAATCTAGAGAGGATTATGTAAAAGACAATTTGGTATATATCAGCTCATTATTTGATGAGAAGGTAGATAATGTTGATGAGATTAAATTCGAACCAATACCAGAAGAAGTCAACGAGGATTAATTGTTTAACTATTAAAGAATAGACTACATGTCTAACACATTATTGGTTGATGGGGACAACTTATTAACCATTGGTTTCTACGGTTTAAAAAACCATTTTTATAAAGGACAGCATTTTGGTGGCTTATACCACTTTATCGATACTCTCAGAAGATCATTTGAAAATTATCAGCTTGATAAGATCGTGGTCTTCTGGGACGGTAAAGATGGTAGTCAGTCTAGAAAAAAAATATATAGTCTATATAAGGAAAATAGAAAAACAAGAATTAAGACAGACGAAGAAATTTACTCGTATCAAAGACAAAGATCAAGAATTAAACAATATTTAGAAGAAATCTATGTTAGACAAGGAGAATTCGAATATTGTGAATCAGATGATTGCATCGCTTATTACACACAAAACTCCCCTAATGAAAAAAAGATAATCTATTCTTCAGATAGAGATCTAGCACAGTTAGTAAATGAAAATGTAAGCATTTACAACCCAGCTCACAAAAAAGTATACAAAAAGAATGACATGATTGAATATGATCATGAAAACATTCTTATTGAAAATGTAAAACTAGTTAAAATACTTTGTGGAGACCCGTCAGATAATATTTACGGAATTAAAAACTTAGGCATTAAAAGATTAATCTCATTTTTCCCAGAAATGCAGACTCGTCATTTAAGTTTAAGTGAAGTTAGGAATCAAGGTAATTTAATATTTGAGGCTGATAAACATAACAAGTTAATCGCTAATTTTCTTACTGGGGTAACTAAGTTAGGTGTATATGGGGATGAGTTTTTTGATATTAATAATAGAATGGTATGTCTCGATGATCCAATATTGACCTATGAGGCTAAAGAGGGTGTTACTTCTTTAATCACCGAAAAACTTGATTCAGACGGTCGTTCTTATAAAAATGTCATGAAAATGATGACAGAAGATGGTCTTTTCACAGTTTTACCTAAAAGTGATGATGCCTGGATTAAATTCTTAAACCCATTCATGAGATTAACAACAAAAGAAAAAAATAAAAACATAATTAAATTTAAAATTAAATAAAAACTAAGACTTATGAACATTCAAGAACAAAACAAGTTTGAATTTTTACTTACACTAGATGGCAATATCATCTGCCAAAGATTCTTTAACGTTAGGGATTACAATCCTACAACCAGAAAATCTATGGAATTGCATTATGAAGTAAAAAATATTTGTGAAGAAATATCGGAAGATTTGAAAATAAAAAGTTCCGAATACCTTATCGAAAATCAAGGATTTTTTATGAATAATGACTTTGTGGAAGATCCAAAAGAAGCAGAAGAACAATACTTTTTGCTAGAAATTAAGCAAGGAGACGATGTATTTATTCAAAGAATATTCGCAGCACATTACTACCATCCAAAAGTTAGATATGCTGTAGATATTCGACCAAAATTGAGAAGAATTTTGGCAGATTTAACTGAAGTTTTGTCATATGGTAATCCAGAAACGACATATCTTCAGTACCAACTTTAATTTATTTTATATATAATAATTTTATATTATGACCGAAAAAAACTTTGGCCATTTAGGGCAAACGTATCAAATAGAACTACTAAAAACTATTATAGAAGACCGAAAATTCGGTGAAAGTATAGTTGAGGTCATGGATCAAAGCTACTTTGATAATAATGGATTTAAGTTCATTATGCAGAATATTAAGGAGTGTTATGAAAAATATAACACATTACCTTCTTACTCTGCTTTAGAACAAAAAATCCTTTCTGAGAGTGTTTCAGATACCGCTAGAACGGCATTTATTGACACTATAAAGAA